AGCTTGTTGCCAAGGCCGAGAAGATGAAAGGTAAAGGCAGACTCGTTATTATCAAGATGAGTCAGGAGAATACCACCATGATGGACGTTCGGGCGTGGATCAACAGGCATCAGAAAAAATATGGTTTTAATTTTGATCTCGTGGTGCTCGATTACCTTGATTGTCTTGATTCACATAAGAAGACCCCCGACAGAACAGAGGCGGAATTGGTGATTATCAAATCATTTGAGGCAATGGCGTCTGATTTGGATATTCCTGCATGGACGGCACTTCAAACAAATCGTGGTGGACTTAATGCAGAGATTGTAGAAGCGTTTCAAACAGGTGGTAGCATCAAAAGGCTTCAAAAAGCACATTTTTTTATGAGTGTGGCTAAAACACGTGACCAAAAAGAAGCCAATCTTGCGACAATAAATATCATTAAAGCAAGGTTTGCACGTGACGGCCAAACGTTTAGTGATTGTATTTTTGATAATGATAAAATGATGATTATTATCGAGGATAAAAGATATCCTTTTAAGTATACAAAGAATTTACCACCCGGTGCTGACGAAGAAGCGTTGGATAGACTTGAGGGGCATGTTGAAACGTTATCGGATAATAAAATAAATTTAATACATGTGGTAGTGAGCGATGTTATTGATGGTGACACTATTAAAGATTTTGAATCACATGCCATAGAAAGAGCAAATGAAGACCCGTTGACCAAGATGGTGGGTAATTACGCCCAAATGAAAGGGAATGAAGTCCAAGAATCTATGGGAAGTGATTCTTTGATTGAATTAAATGCAAGCGAATTAATAGAAAAGAATGTTGTAATTGAAGTATCGACTAAACCATTGCTTGAAGAGGTGAGCGATAAGGTGAAGGATGTGTTGAATGAGTTTAACGATCCATTGGGATGGACAGGGGAGACTTTTACAATTAATCTCGATGCTGCCGAACCACCGGAAGTAAAGATCGAGGACGTGAAACCCCCGGAAACAAGTCCTCCGGAAAAAATTTCTGAGGGGATGAAACTACAAGCGGGGGGTATGGTGTTTTCATATGTGCCACATAAAGATACGAGCGAAAATATTGAAGATTATCCGATGAACGATGAGGATGAGTTGGACGAAAAGCATAAAGAAATACGTAATATGCTTATGAAGCAACGTGAAATTCAACAAGTTATGAAAAAAGATAAAAATTAATTATAAAATTTTATAAATTTTTGTGACTTTTTTAAAATTTTTACGTATTTATATATTCGAAATAGATTTAAAAAATTTTTAATTTTTTTGCAAAAATATTTGGAGAATTAAAATATTCGAATTATGTTTGCATCGTCTTAGTGACAGAAAGTTCTTTTAAATTTTGAATTTTATATGGGGAGATAGCAAATCAAAAACGAAAAATACTATCTCATGCTCCCTTTAATGGGAGAACTATTAGTGTTTACAGTAATAGGTAAAGCAAATTGTCCGTAAAACAATTGATTGTCGGTTCGATTCCGGCTCTCCCCACAAAAAAGGAAACTGATTGTTGTTTCAGTAAACAAATACCTCAGTTGGATAGAGGGATTGCCTTGAGAGCAGTACGCCGTCGGTTCAAATCCGGCTTTGTTAAAAACCAAAGCAACAAGCAAACTGTCCTTTTTAATTTTTAGTTCTTTACTTTATGTAAGGAATTTGTAAAGGTCTTAAACGTTGAACCCGAATCAACGTTTCACATTGCGGGGTAGAGAAGATGGCCTATCTCGTGACGCTCATAACGTCAAGATCGGGGGTTCAAATCCCCCTCCCGCTACGAGTATATTGAGGTCATGAGAGTGATTGTGTGGTTCTGAGTTTCATGTGAACTCCGGAGTAAGTGAATCGTTCTGAAACGATTCCGCCACGTTCAATATCGGAGTTCTTTAAAATATTGATGATAAACGGGGGGATAGTTTAAAAACAAAAAAATACTATCCAAACTGCTTCCGCAAGGAAGAACTTATAGTGTTTTCAGGATAAACGATTGAATTTGGTTTCAATAGTCTGTAGGTTCGATCCCTACTCCCTCCGCAAATAAGAAGAACTGATGGTTTTTTCAGTAAATTGAGAGGCAAATTCAATAATTACCAAACAAAGACCAACAAATTTCTTCTGATTTTTTAAATGTTCTTTTTTTATTGACAAACGGGGAGATAGCAAATCAAAAACGAAAAATACTATCTCATTGCTCCTCAACAGGAGAACTATTAGTGTTTACAGTAATAGGTAAAGCAAATTGTCTGAAAACAATTGATTGTCGGTTCGATTCCGGCTCTCCCCACAAATCGGAAAAACTGAAAGTGATTCCAGTAAATCGGAGGTTCAAATCCTTCTTTGTCCGCCAAAATTGGACGAATAGCCAAGTGGATAAGGCACAAGTTTTGTAAACTTGCATTATACAACAAAAATTACTTTCAAACTGTTTCCGACCTTATAAAAGCGGTAAATGGGTCATACCAAACAAATTTTGAATAAATTTAACAAGCAAGACCCACCGCTTGAATTTTTTGGTTGTTGATGCCAGAGTTTTTAGTAAAAAACGGGGTGCATCACCTAACATTTGATGGTCAAGAATGGTTTTAGATGGCAGAAGTGCCTGATTTTTTCAAAAAACGAAACATAGGGAAGAACTGGCTGTGTTTTCAGTAGATTGAAACATGAAATGCCTCCTCTTGTGAAAGAAGGGGGCACAAACTTACAGGACAATACAACCGCACTTCTTCTTATCGAAGAAGAGATCATTCCTATAATTAAATGGGTGGGGGAATCGATACAGCAATGTGTCGGTTAATCTGCCCATTTTTTTTGTTTTATTTTTTTAAATTTGATTGATATTGAATTAAAATATTCGTATGTTTATCATGCGAAAATGTGAATAATTGTAATTTAAAATTGTTGTACGATGAAAGATTTGGTATTGACACAGAAAATGCTTGGCACGATTCAGAAATCGTTAATCGATGGATTGACGATCGCAAGTGCTGCGAAGGGTAGTGCGACTTACTATCACAAGAAGGACGAGCAGTTAAAGGCTATCCAGGCTCAAATCAGGAGCATGTATAACCTTTCGAAGGAACTTCCATTGATCGTGGCAAACCAAAAGGGTGCTACGGGACAGTTTATTTCCGAGGTATTGCTCAATGAGTTTAAAAATACCTTGCGGGGTGGAGCAAACCATATTGTCAATCCAATCGATTGGTATGACAATGGGTTAAGCGATAAGGCGGTTCTTTGTGCCTTGAACAACCTTGGCGAAAACGGTCTTCCGTATATCCTCCGTTTGTTCATCGCATTGAAAGATGCGAAGGTTAACAACGAAAGGTCAAGGAAGATCATGTTGGGGTACATTTGGGGTCAGGATAACCTTGAGTTCTACGCTATGAAGTACCGTAACAAGATCGGTAAGGCGTTGAGGCATATTTATGGAAGGAAAATAACTTCCATACTCGTTACGATTGCACGTAAGCAATTGACTTATCCTTCCGGCATAAGCACCGAAAAGGAAGCGAAGATTGTTAACGAACATATCTTGAGGTACACGAATGCCGATCCGGCTAAGGTGTTCAGACTCTTCCTCTTCATAATGAAAAGGAATGAAAATGTCGAATACAGGGCGTCTGAATTCCCGCTGTTGAGCGAATACGAAAAGGCAACGGTTGACATTACGGGCGTTAAAACTGTTCCAGAAGAAGTTCTTTTGGGATTGGTTTCGAGTATAAGACATCCTCAATACCACATTATGTGGGCGACCAAACTCCAAAGGGAGGCGACCAAGGCTTTGATCAGGAAGAACACTGAGGTAACTTCGGTTAACCAACAGGTTCGTCAAACCAAGTCAACGGCGAAGTTGGGTGTTGAAAAGACAGTCGATTATGAAAAGGCAACCGATTTCCTTGCTCTTTATAAGACGGGGTATGAAAACGGGTTTACTCGTGAAATTGGTGTGGCGATTGATAAACTTGCCGAAAGCAAGAAGATCGCAGGATTTTTCTACCAGAATATTGGTATTGTGATTGATGAAAGCAACTCGATGTCAGGTCACAAGCAGGAATCCAAGAACACACCAAGGGCGATTGCCGATTTCACATCGAAAGTTCTTGTAAGATCAGCCAATTCGGCCATGATTGTAAGGACTAAGGATGAAGTTACTGATCTTGCAACATCGTTCATCGAATTGTTGAAGAGGGAAAATCCTTCAAAACCGTTTGATGCGATATTCATCCTGACCGACGGGTATGAAAATGCTTACGATGGTTTGACTAACGAGGTAATCTCAATATGGAAGGCTGAAAGTGGCAGGAACATCCCGATATTTCAGATTTCACCGATAGTTGGTGCTGAAATGGCTGCGAATGTAAGGAAGTTGGGTGCGGGTGTTGTTACGATGGCAATAAACAACCCGGTTGCACTGCAGCCGCAAATCAATGCAAGACTTTTGGAAATCGACACCAAGAGGTGGCTTGAAAACCAAATGGTTGTGCTTGAAGCATCGCCTGTCAAGAGGTTGAAGAAAATTAGTGTAAACGCTTAAAAATTATGGTTATGAACACAAGAGAATTTGTAGAATTGCTTAAGGGTTGTCGTCCAGTTAAAGATAGCGAAGGTAATATTGTGATACAAAGTATCTTAAATATGCAAGTCGTCTGCCTGACGACCGATAAGGAGTATTCGATGGATGAACGTTTCGGGAATCCGTTGACTGCACTTGTGGCAGGTAACAACTCGTATGGTCAAATTGGCTTCACTAACAAGGATAGTAAGGAGATTATCGTGCCTACGCAAATGGCTGTTATAACTAAGCAGTCGGCGCAGAACCACGGTATGACCAAGGCGGGTTATATGGCTCAAAAGTCGAGTGTGACCTTCAATGATGCGGGTTGCGTTCAGGGTTCTCAGGGTGGTACGTTCAGGGGTACACAGGAATTCCGTATGCTTCCTGTAACAATGCGTGAAATGGTCTTCGATACCGTTGGCCAACCACATAACCTTGGCAGGATTTACCCGGCAATTGAGAAACTCGGCCACGATACTAATTCTGGTGCGGGAAGATATCTCAATGTCTACTTTGATAAGTATGACAAGAAACTTGAACAGTTCATTGCACACTTTGAACGTCCGAAGAACCTGATTGGTATAATTGTACTGATCGATGGTGAAATTGTCGCAATCGATAAGTTCCCGTCCTTCACATACGCCGAACAGGTGTGGGATTTGATGATTCGTGACTGCTATGGTTCGCTTGCGATAATCAGCGAATTGAAGAACAAGTCCACGATGAATAACTTCTCACAGTCATATGAGGAAATCAAGAAGGACTACCGTGATAATATTGTAGACCTGCTTGAAGCCGCTCTGAAAAGGACGAAGCAGAAGATGACGGCGAGTGTTCAGGAGAAAATTCAGGAACTGCTTGAACTGACCTTTGATGCAACTCTTGACACGGAAGGTAACCCTTCCTCGGCAAGCAAAGCACCGAAGTCTTATATCCTCAAAACTGAGGGATATGTGGGTCAGGTTCTTACTGAAAATGAGTTCAATTATTTAGTTTCAATTGTAAAACGTGAAACCTTTAATCCCAATGCTTTAAGAGAAATAAATGAGTTAAGAAGTAAAGCAAGAAAACAGAACAATTTTTCGTTATAATAATTAAAAATTAATTAAACCCATAAAATTAAATTTTATGGGTTTTTTATTTTCATATTATGAAATATGTGGAAATTAACAACAAATGATTTTATTGAAAAAGCAATAAATATTCATGGCAATAAATATGATTATTCAATGAGTATATATAATGGTTCTATGACATCAATAGATATTATTTGTAAAGAGCATGGGAAGTTTCAACAAACACCAAATCGTCATTTATGTGGTCGTGGTTGTCCAAAATGTGGTAAAATTAAACAAAGTAATTCACGAAGAAATACAACAGAATCTTTCATTAATCAAGCAATAAATATTCATGGTAATAAATATGATTATTCTATTGTAGAATATTTTGATTCGAGAGTTAATGTGAAAATTATTTGTCCAAAACATGGCATTTTTTATCAAAAACCTAATAATCATTTGAAAGGATTTGGTTGTTCACAATGTAATATAAAATCGTTTGGTGAATTATTAATAAAAAAATGGTTATCTAAAAATGATATTAAATATGAAATTCAAAAATCATTTTCAGATTGCAAAAATGTTATACATCTTAGATATGATTTTTATTTACCAAATATGAATTTGCTTATTGAATATGATGGAGAACCACATTTTAAAGTTATTGATTATTTGGGTGGTAAAGAGGGATTGACATATCGTCAAAAAAATGATATGATAAAAACTGAATATGCTGAAAGAAATAACATTAAATTATTAAGAATCTCATATAAAGAAAAAAATAAAATCCCCATAATTTTAAAAAATAATATTTTAAACCCGTAAGATTTTTCTCACGGGTTTTTTTATTTATGTGTGTTTTTAATCTGATTGTGTTGTATTTATTATAAATCAAACCGGAGCGAAACCTCCGAATTGTTAATTAGGGGTACGGCTTATATGTTACAAAAATAATATGATACAAATAAATTAAAAATATGCCATTTTTTGCGAGACCAAATTTGGACAACCTTCAGTTTAAACAAATAAGTGGTAGTACGCTGACATTATCCGGCCAAACCAATATTTCTCAATGGAATGGTTTAACACTTTCAGACGGGGCAGGCGGCAGTGTGATAATCACAGCAAGTGGTGCTACACCTGCAAGTGATGGTCAAGTCATGACGTATCGTGGTGGTATAATTGCATTAGAACCCACAGCAGCGTCTGGTGATAGCAGGTATTACGGAATGTCTCCAACCACAACAACCGTGGGTGGATTATCAACCGGAAGTCCCATTAGTGGATGTACGATTGAATGTATTCTTCAAAGCATTTTAGTTCCGGCAATTCCATTGAGTGTAAGTTTGAGTATTGCAACCCCTCCAAGCAGCAATTCAAGGCAGTTTGGAGACATTACTTGTGGTTTATTATGTTGGAGTGCTGTGAAAAATACCAATTATATCTGTGGTTTAAAAACTGCAAATTATGGGGATGGCGTTTATTATACAACCATATTCAGCGGTGGTACAACAGGTAGCACAAGTGGCACAATATTTTATGATTATAATAATGCTTGTGCTACGCCTGCGAGTGGAACTTCATCGACGAATGTTAGTTTCTATTTAAGTGGAATTACGACTGCTAATGAAACGGATGTTGATTCTACAACAATCACGTGGATGAATAAAAAATATTATTTCAAAACCGGTACTGCTTATTATGCGGGTAATTGTACTGCCGCTTGTACGGCAATGTGTACCTCGTCTGTGAGTCAATTGTCAATAAGCAGGTTGTTTAATTGCTCGTTGACATTTAATAATGAATTTTTCTATTATGCATATCCTACATCATTTGGAGCACCGTCGTTCACAATCAATGGCTTGCCGAATAATGCTTGGGGGAATCCGTTGACTGGCACGCTATTCCCTTTGACATTCATTAATGAATGTGGATATGCCAATCAATATTATATTGCAAGGTCAGACAGCAGGATAACAGGAGTTTATAGCATAATTGTAAGTTAATTAAGAGATTATTATGGCATTT